GCACGCACGAGAAACGTAAAGACTCTTACGGGCCGTTAGAACCAAAGATTCCGCGAGGATCGGTACAACCAACGCTGAATCGCATATACGAAGCTGCCTTCGCATTCTTGGTATCAAAGTCGTTGTCCTGATCAAAGGTCGGCTCATCGCGCCAGAACATAGTCATGCCGTTCGGGCAGTTAGTACGGATGAACCAAGGATGAGCACTGGTGAAATAGTGATTCATCTTGATACCTTTGGGAAACGCGTTGGTAGCCTTCAGTACGTTGATGTTGTTGTTTGCAGTATTAGACTGCAACACCGACTGAAGAATACGGTTAGCGTTATACCACTCTTGACGCGAAATATGCAGCGACTCAGGCATGATGTTAATCAGCAAACCTGAATCATTCTGAGTACCCATAATCTGGATAGTCAGATCTTCCAAGCTTGCTTCGCTCAAGTCAGCTGCAGGGCTCAACGCGTTGCTAAAAGTACCGCCCAAGGTATTAGCGTGGTCGGTAGCGCATAGCGCTTTGCCATCAGGCGTTGTAAAGTAAGTCGTCGAAAAAGCGTTGTTATAGATAAACGCTCCTACGTTTTCTACCGTTTGCTGCATCGAGAAGGCATTGCCCTCGGCGCGGCGGGTAGCGACTTCTTTGTACTGATTGTCGCGCAGTTCTTCAAAAGTAACGATGTAACCCAGCGCATAAGCAATGTGCGAGTAAGTCGTTACAGTACCTTGAATCTCCGAATCATACGTTACCGGAGCACCTTGCGCTTTAACGGGCGCGAGGCCGAACGGAGTAACCTGCACACCCTGTTCGTAAGCTTTGTCGGACATTTTGATTTCGTAAAGATCAGTGTACTCTTTTTCGTGGCGATCATAAATCTGACCCCACGTGGTATACACTCCAGGCCACAACAGCTTAGGGTGACTACCGGTGTTAATTACGCCTGCTGCCATAATAGATTCTCCTTAGACGCCGACTTGGCCGATTTTGTAACGGTGCAAGTTAATCAAAACAAGCCATTGGCAGTAAGCACCAAAAGCATTATTTTGCTTGCGTACCAATCCAAACAACTTCATCTGCAAAGTTGCACCAGTAGATTCCGTATCAGCATCAATAGTCCAGCCGCTAACATAACCGTTATTAGTGCCACTTGCCAAGTTAATGTTAAGGCCAGTTGAAGCAGCGGTCAGCGGAGTAGCGCCAGATTCTTGTGCTTGGAAAATGATGTTTGGATCATCAGCAACCATTACGTAATAAGCACGAGTCTTAGTAGCGGGAGCAATAATAGTATTAGGAGTGTTGATGTTAACAACAGTTCCTTCTTGCTCACCGATACCAACAATTGCGCCTACAATAGGATTAGTCGAACCAGCGGTTGCCAAAACAACGGAAGCTACACCGTTGCTATCAGCACTGCCAGCAAGATCTACCGGATCACCAATTGCATAAGCATTTGCGTCCGAAGACGGAATGTAATACACGCGAGCTTGACCGTTGTACGCCGCACCGTTAAGGTACTGTACAGGCGACAAACCGGCGATTCTGCTAGTGTTAGCCATTTAAATCTCCAGTCAATTATGCGACGCGAGGTCGCTTAGGTTTGAACAGATCTGGAATTTGAGTTCGTGCCTTATCTACATAGCGATGCTGCGTATCGCCAGGAGCATCTTGATCAGCTCCCAACAAACCACCGCGAAGAGATGCAGCTACTTTCTCATTCCGATCTTCAACAAGTTTTTGATCTTCCTCGTACCACTCTTGCTTAATCTTCATAAGGATGAGCCGAGTAGGTTGCCCATCTTTTCCGACCTCTTGGCCAGACACAACACTTACTCGACTTCCCATGTCTGTGTTACCGGAGATGGTGGATTCACCGCCCAAGCTAACATTATTGATCTTAACGTCGCGCTCATCAACGAATTCGTAACCTCCGTCAAGGGCGCGTTGAAGACGCTCAGACGACCCAACAAACCAATGCAGGTGATGACCTGGAATATCGGGCGCTTCAAGTCTTTGCACAGGCACACTCATCGGAATACGCTTACGCTCCGATGTAGTCTTACCTATCTTATTAGCAGGGTTGTTCAGCTTTTCCATTCTTACTCGCCTTCAAAATATATCTCAGCATAGCGATTGTTCCACTCTGCTTCAGTTTTATAACGCTTGTCTGCGCCAACAAAATTTCTTGCATCAGCTTTACAAGCGGCTTTGGCTTCTGCGGGAAGGTTTGCCCAGCTTTTTTTGCCGGACTGCCGTTCACCAGTTCCACCGTTTCGTGCACCTTCTACCTTATCAAAAGCTGGTGTTTCTACTTTGGGAGCAAAGACTTTGTCTACCTCTGCACTTACCAAAGTGAAAAAATCCTTACCTATAGATTTTTCACCCCCTTCTCTAAGATCCTGCGCAATACCAAGAGCAAGCGCGGTCTTACGACGATCCTTACCAAACCACGGATTTTCTGCATTCCACTCACTTAAATCTGGCGGAGGAACAAAAGGCGCTGGTGCTGCCGGCGTCTGTTGCGTTACTTGTTTCTCTGCAGTATTAAGCTGTGTTAGCTGATCCGTAAGTTCTGCTACACCTTCATGATCGCCCGACTCACTTGCTCGTGCCAATTGCGCTTTAACTTCAGCCCGAGCGCGTTCAACTGCTTTTTGTGTAGCAACTGAATGACGCTCCTCAATTTGTTCAATAGCTACTTGCGCTTGTTTTAACGCAGCTGCTTGTTGAACGCTTTGTGCTTTAACTTGTGCTAACTCGTTCTGCAACCTCTTGTTCTGTTCCTTCACAATCGGAAGAACAGTTTCACCGCGCTTAATAT